AAAAGGAAAGTATGAATATCTACGAAAAATTAAATCTTTTTTTAGAAAAGAATTGTCCAACAGACCCAGCAAAATGGTCCGCATCTAAATCGGCAGCTAAATCAAAGTTTGATGTTTATCCATCTGCGTATGCGAATGGTTGGGCTGCAAAGAACTATAAATCAAAAGGTGGTGGTTGGAAGACTTGTAACGAAGGAGAAGCTAATGCATTATGTGAAGATTGTTGGGATGGATATAAGCAAGTGGGAATGAAGGATAAAGGTGGAAATCAAGTTCCAAATTGTGTTCCCGTTAATGAAAATGAAACTCAATCAGTAGAATGTGAAAAATGTGGATGGGAATGGGATTTAGAAGATGGTGGAAAAACTCCATATGTTTGTCATAAATGTGGACACGATAACACAGACGATTATGATGAGTTAGATGTTGAAGATGATGACATGGAAGATTTCATCAAATATCTAAAAGCATATACAAACGAATTAAAAGAAGCTAATTGTGTATTTGAAGCAGAATATCAGGGTAGAGATGTGAAATTGGGTAAACCAACTCGTGGGGATGTAAAAAAATTCAAAGTATATGTTAAAAATCCAGCAGGTAATATTGTTAAAGTAAACTTTGGACATGGTGGTACATCTGCAGCATCCAAAGGTGAAAAAACAATGCGAATAAGAAAATCTAATCCTAAAGCAAGAAAATCGTTTAGAGCTAGACATAATTGTGACCAACCTGGTCCAAGACACAAAGCAAGATATTGGTCTTGTAGAAAGTGGTAAAAATAAAAATAATAAAGGTTATATAATTAAACAAACAAAAGTAAATGGCAACAGATAAATCATTTTTTGGTAGGTTAGGTAAATTATTCTCTACATCGGTAATCGTAAGAAAGCAGGGGAATAAGTTAAAGGTAATTGATTACGATGAAACGCAAGCAATAGCTACTAATTTACGTGATAGGTATATGAGGCTACACTCATCTGCTATGAATAATACTTTTGAGAATTATCTTGCTTACCAACAAATCCGTCAAGAACTTTTTAGAGATTATGATGCTATGGACTCTGACCCAATCATTGGTGCAGCGTTAGATATTTACGCAGAAGAGTCTACATCTAAAAATGAATATGGTAGAGTATTAGAGGTAAAAACAAATAACGAACAAATAAAATCCATATTAGAAAACTTATTCTACGATATTATAAATGTTGAATTTAATTTATTCCCGTGGGTTCGTAATTTAGTTAAATACGGTGACCATTTTTTACATATTGAGATTGCACAAGAATTAGGAGTTGTAGGTATTCAACCACTTTCAGTTTATGAGATTACTCGTGTTGAAGGATATGACCCAAACAATTGGCAATCGGTTAAATTCATACACACTCCATTAGCAACTAAATCACTCTATGTAGCTGGACAAAAAACAGAATATGAAAATTATGAGATTGCTCACTTTCGTATGTTGACAGATACTAATTATTTACCTTATGGTAAATCTATGTTAGAGAGTGCAAGAAGACTGTGGAAACAAATTAGTTTAATGGAAGATGCGATGATTATACATCGTATTAGTAGAGCACCACAAAAGCGTGTATATAAAATTGATGTAGGTAATATTCCTACAAACGAAATTGATAATTACATTCAGCGTATTATCAACAAGTCTAAAAAGACTCCATTGGTAAATCCAGATACAGGTGAATACAACTTAAAGTATAACATCCAAAATCTAATGGAAGATTTCTACTTACCAGTTCGTGGTAATGATAGTGGAACATCTATTGAGAATTTAGAAGGATTGGAGTATGCTCCTATTGATGACATCAATTATTTAAAAGATAAAATGTTTGCGGCATTAAAGATACCAAAACAACATTTAGGATTTTTAGAAGATGGTAATTCAAAAGCTACATTAGCAGCTATGGATATGAGATTTGCTAAAACAATTGAAAGAGTACAAAGAATTGTAACATCTGAATTAGAAAAAATAGCAATCATTCACTTATACTCACAAGGTATTGACGATGAGTCATTAGCTGATTTTGAATTGCATTTAACTATTCCATATGTAATCTACGAACAATCCAAAGTTGAGTTGTGGTCATCAAAAGTAGATTTGGTTAGAACAATGGGCGAATTGAAATTAATTTCAAAAGAATGGATGTATAAAAATGTATTTAACTTTAGTGATGATGATATTGATGAGATGAAAGAAGGTTTAATAAAAGATGCCAAAAACACATTTATTTTAACTAATTTAGAAACAACCGGAAAACCAGAAGGTCAACAAGAGCAAGGTGGTATGATGGCTGGACAACCTGAACAGGGTAGTGAAGAAGAACCTACTGAAGAACCCGAAGATGAGTTCCCATCGGGTGAGCCATTGGATGTTGAAAAAACTATACAAGATTTAAAATCAAAGTTAGGTCAATCACCAAACGAAAGTAAGAGAGCAGGAAGACCACGTGATGCGAGTCGCTTTGGTAAAGATGACCATATGTACGGAAGAGATGCTTTAGGTGATAAAGAATTGAAGAAATTAAGTAGAAGCAGCAATGAAAGTTTCATCAAATCAATCAAAAAAACTTTAAAATCCGGCGGAGCAAAGGTAATAATGGAAGGAAAAAGTATGATGGATGAGGAAAATATAATTCAATAAAATTACTATTAAATAGATATTATATATTTATATTTGGAATAAAGAATAAATGAAACAGATAAAACACTCAAAGTTTAGAAATACGGGTTTTCTTTTCGAACTATTAGTTCGTCAAGTAACCTCTGACATCCTTTCCAATCGTAAAAGTATTGCGGAAGGATTGTTAAAAAAGTATTTCAATTCTAAAACAGAACTAGCAAACGAATTAAAATTATATCAATTCATCGTAAATGAAAAATATAATAATGAAAATCGTGCTGAAAGATTTATTGATGCAGTAATTGATAATCGTAAAAAATTAGATGAGAAAAAAATACTTAAAGAAAAGTATAATCTTATTAAAGAAATAAAAGAAAATTATCAAATAGATGATTTCTTAAAATCACAGGTTCCAAACTACAAAGTATTGGCTTCAGTATATAAGATATTTGAATTTAATTTAAATACTGAAAATTCATATGACCCAAAAGATTTTGTAAACACAAAATTTTCATTGGTAGAGCATTTAATAGCTAAACCAATTTCTAATACAAAGGTAGTAGATAAAATTAACGAAGCTCTTAAAAAAGAAGATAAAGAAATCCGTTTACTAACATACAAAATGTTGGTGGAAAACTTTAATAAAAAATACAAATCTTTAAATGAAAGACAAAAGGGCATTCTAAAAGAATACATCAATTCATTTACAAATTCCGAAAATCTTAAATTATTTATTGCTAATGAGGTTGTTGTTTTGAATAAAGCATTGACTAGCGTTGGTAAACAAATTAAAGATAAAGTAACCAAAATTAAATTAGCAGAAACAATCAATCAGTTAAATAAAATTAAAACTGCAAATAAAATTACAGATACACACATTACATCTGTTATTATGGGGTTTGAATTGGAAAAGGAATTGAGAGGAACTCAAAATGGAATTATCTAGTAGAGATAGATTAAAAGAAATTATCCGTACAAAACTTCGCGAAAGGAACACACCAACTAACGAAGAAACTACAACTGCTTCAGTAGACGGGTATCAAACTCCATTTGCATTCGGTAAGAACACACAAGCGGATAAAGAGCGTAAAGCTAAATCATCTGGAACTGGATATGAATTGGCTGAAAATCGTTGGTTAGCACTTAAAAGAGATGAAACTCGTTCACCAGAACAAAAAATCAATTTAGGTGTTAGGGAAATCAAAAACCAATTAGCAGAGGTAGAAAGATTTTTAGGTTGGTACAACAAACTTAAAATGGAAAACGGAGTAACAAACGAAGATTTCTACAAAAGAACAAACACAAGTATCTTTCGTATAAAAGAAAGATTAAATAAAATAGCAAGAACAATTATAGATTTTTAATATGAGACATTTACAAAAATCGGGTATCATTACTCTTAAAGCATTAGGTGGACCAATTGGTTCAAGAACTGCACAAGTTCAAGAAGCATATGAAGTTCATTATTCAGATGGTATAAGAGCTGCTAAAAAGTTTAGTAATGAAAGACAGGCAATTCAATTTGCTAAAGACCTAATCAAATCTAAAAAAGGATTACAATTTGTAGATGTATTTAATGCAGGTTCTGGATTTCATTCAACTGCTGATACTGATGCAATTGTAGCGTGGTGGGGTGATGGTTCATATACATCTAATAAATCAAAACACGATTCTAAATTAGCATCTAAAAAAATTAAAGAATCAGTAACCGAAGGAAAGAAAGCATTCAAAATAAATCCACCAATCGGTAGTTCAAAATATAGTATTAGTGCACATGATGGTGTATCAAAACACAAAGATGGTAGTGATTTTTGGGATATTCTTATCTTTAAAAACAAAGCAGATTTAGAAAGAAGAGCTAAATATTTTAGAGGTGAAAAATACATTGAAGAAAATATTGAAAACGTAGCAAACGGATTACCACAAACTATGGGTAAGCAAAAATCATTAAAGAGAGAAGCATTAAAATCAATCGTAAGAGAGGTAATGCAAGAGGAAGCAGAATACCAAAAGTTTTTCCAAAAAGTATTGGATAAAGCTGGTAAATCTATCCCATCTATGAGTGATGATGAAAAGAAAGCATTTTTTAATAAAGTAGATGCAGCTTGGAATGGAAGAGGAGAAAAAAACGAATCCACAATCAAAGAAGGTATTTGGCCTAAATCAAAATTATCAGGTCAATTTCAAATGCAATTATCATTACAACTTAAAAAACATTTTAAAGGTATATTTTATAGTGTAGGCTACGATTTGTATCATAATGATAAAAAGATATTAACAATTGATGGTGATGAGGATTCTATAAATTCCGTTGTTGCAAAGTTAAAATCAAAAATAAGATAAGATTATGTTGTTAAAGAGAGGTGATAATAACGAAGATGTAAAGAAATTACAAACTAAATTGGGTTTAGACCC